ATAAATAATGCCGAACAAAAGTAAAGCCAAAGGTAATAGATTTGAAAGAGAAATTGTAGAAGCAGTAGAGCTTCACGATATTAAATGTGTTCGTGCTTGGGGATCAAACGGAAAAGCATTTGGACACCACGAAGAAGTAGATATTCTTATTGACAACGAGATTAAAGTACAAGCTAAAGTACGTAAGGCTTTGCCGAAATGGATAAGACCCTCTGAAAATGTAGATGTACAGATTATAAAAGAGGATAGAGGAAAGATGTATGTAGTACAAGAATTAAATGACTGGTTAGTTAATTTAAAGGAGAAAAAATGAAAATAGATAGAAAAGGAAAAGTTTTGTTATATATAATAGATAATTTTCAAAGTATGATTAATAAAGGTTTTTTTCCACAAGAAATATTTACTGAAAAAGGGAAAGTATTGAAGTATACAATGACTTCTAAAGGTAAAAAAATTTTAAAAAAATTAAAACCTGAACCAACGCCTGATGAGATAGTAAACACGATAATAGATATGGGTAATGAGGGATTAATAAATAAAAAAATAGCATATGATGTTATAAAAGATATTGGAGATGAATTTTTTATTAAAAATTAAGAGATAGGTGGTGGGTTTTTATTCATTCTCCCTACCTTTAGCATTTCCCCTTTCTATGCACTATCTCTTTAAATTGGAGAAAATATGATTAAGAAAGAATTACACTTTGTATGGATAACAAAAGACGGCAGGAAATTCTTAGATAGAGATGAAGCCGAGAAACATAATGACCTACTTATTGACCCAAAAGATATAGTGGATCAATGGTTAGATAAACTTAAAGGAGAAAAATGAATATAGTATTTGCATTATTATTAACCTCTGCTATGCTTGTAACTTTATTAGCAGTTATTTTAGAATCAATAGATGTATATTATGATACGAAAGAGAGAATGTCAGATAAAAAGTAATAAGGATTATATTAAGTATATTAAGTCTAAACATTGTTTAGTGTGTGGGGTATCGCCAGTAGACCCAGACCATTTAGAACATTTGGGTATGGGTGGAGCAAACAAGGGTGGTCTTAAAGACTACTCTTGTGTTCCTCTTTGTAGAAAACATCATACTGAAAGACACGATTTGGGTCTAAGGCAATTTGAAGAAAAACATAATCTTAACCTATGGAAAGAAGCATTTTATTTATTAAGGGGGTATTTCGCAGAATGAAAGTACATTTTTCAAGCAATAGCAACGAATGGGCAACACCAAAAGGTTTATTTGACACTTTAGATGAAGAATTTTTATTTACACTTGATCCGTGTGCTACAAAAGACAATGCAAAATGTTCAAAATTTTACACACAAGAAGATGATGGTTTATCGCAAGATTGGAGTAATGAAAGAGTATTTATGAATCCACCTTATGGTAGAGAAATAGGTAAGTGGATAAAAAAAGCATACGAAGAATATGAAAAAGGTGCTATTGTTGTATGTTTAATACCTGCAAGAACTGATACTCGTTACTGGCACGATTATATTTTCCCACACGCAACAATAAGATTCTTAAAAGGTAGAGTTAAATTTGAAAATGGAAATAAACCACAATCTGCACCATTCCCATCGGCAGTTGTTATATTTGGAGATGAGTGGTAATGAAATTCGCAGGTAAAATAAAACAAGGTAAACTTACCTTAGATGATAATCTTGGGTTTAGGGATTATTTAAGGCTAATTGAGGGCGATGTTCATTTAGAAATAAAACCTGCCGAAAAGGTGCGTTCTCCACAACAAAACGCATACTATAGGGTTATTATAAGGTTGTTAGCTAAAGAATTAGGCTATACTGAAGCCGAAATGCACAATGTTATAAAAGAAAAGTATGAGATCCAATCCACTAAACAATTATCTGTTCCAGAGTTTACTGAACTTATCGAAGAAATAAAAAGATGGGCAGTAATAGAAATGGGTATTGTTCTGCCGAACGCTAAGCAACCTCATCAATCGTAATACTTAACTTATAAGTATTAAAAGCTACTTGTTGCACACTTAAAGTATTTTCCCTAAAATTACATATAGCAAATTGGTCAGGATTGTTATTAGTATTATCAGGTTGAAATATAAACGGCAAAGTGCCACCTAATGTACAATTCCATACAAAATTAAAACTATTATCTGACAGCATAGGGTTAGCAACAAAAGAAACTTCTTTTCCATCATCTGTTGGTATTTCTGTATCTGTTGTAGTATTAATGCCTGTTTCAACATAATCAAATGGTGCTCTACTTGAATTTTCATAAGCCATCCACATATTATCTTCACTTATATAAGAGAATGTTAGTTTCCAACTTCTTAACCCTTTTCTTCCTAAACCACTTTTAGCAGTTTGTTCAAATTGTAATTGTTGCATAATAGAATCATCATTATAAGTACCAGCAAAATCTAATTCAAATGGTGGGTATTTATAAGTTCCATTAAGACCATTCATAGTCCATTCTGTTGGTCCATCATAATAAATGTTAGCTAATGTTTTACCACCTATTGTTTTTTGTTTCTTAATACCATCAAATCGTCTTGACATTGTAAGATTAAGGTCAGGCGAATTAGGAGCATCCCAATACTTGCCTACTACAAAAGAACCAAGTTGGTGGTTTAATTCTAAATCAGATTCAGGTATTCCAGCAGTAATTCCACCACCATCATCTTCAAAAGATTTAACATAAAAATTATACCAATAATCACTTATTGGGTTACCAAGACCATCATCAAATGTCCATATACTTGTTCCATTAAATTCTGCATCTAATCCTACATTATAACTACCTCCACCACCACAATTTATAACATTTGTCCAATTTTGAACGTGGTTTTGAGAATCAACGTGTAATCTAAAAAAACTACCATCACTCACACCACCAATTCCTTTAAAAGCACCAATATGTAAATATCCATCAGCAGAACCTAAATTATGATTTAATAAAGCAACAAAATTAACAGGAAAAGATGTTTTAGGTGCAGTAGGACTACTTGCATCTCCTAATCTAAACAAGTTAGCATTTTCATTTGTTCTTGTAAATGGGTTAGCACAATTCATATAAAGAAGTTCTGCACCACCATCATCATAAGTTCCTGTATCTGCCCAATGCGTTTCCCCTGTGGCGTGTAAAAATGTTACCATATCTACATAAAATCTTGGCGTTTTAACTTGTTTTCCCATTAATATCCTCCTGAATGACTTCTTCTTCTTTGGGTTGTTTTAATTGTTTTCTTTGTCGGCTCTACTTTAGGTAGATCATAATCAGGTAGATTGTATTTAGTTGTAGTAGTTTTACCTGTTCTTACATTGTTTTTATATTCTTTCCAATTAGTGTTATCTATACTGAAATCAAATTTTTGATTATCCCAATTAGAATTGTTTATTAAAATCTTTTCTGAAAGTTTTTCATTATTCTTATTTACAATTATTGCTTTCATTATTTTAATATATCCTTCATATTCAAATAAAATTTGATTTTTCATTGTTATATTTTGTAATGTGTATATTAAAATTGTTTTTTTATTACCTTGCAATATCCATCCATCAGGTAATTTTGGTGTTATTTCTGCTTTCCCTTTAAAATATAATTGTATACCAAAAACATCAGAAGATGATTCTATATTACAAATTCCGTTATTACAATAAATGTATGCTTTATTTTGTGCTTTTAAATTGTATTTTTTTTCTAAATTATTTATACTTATTGTTTTCATATTTATCCTAATATTTCATTTACTAATATTACTATATCTAAAACATTTATTACACCATCACCATTCATATCTGCTATACTTCTGCCCTCTCCGTCATCAGGAAGCTCATCAGTAGTTGCAGCTGTTATTGCATTTACTATAGTAACTATATCTAAAACATTTAATATTTCATCTTGATTAATATCTCCGTATATGCCGTTAAATACAAAAGGTTCATCATTATTTTGTGTAAAAAACAAATAGTTGGTTGTTTCATTATTGTATATTTTTATAATATATTCTATTATAACATAATCATCATCATTTTCAGAAATAAAAGAATATTTTTTTGTAATTAATACTGTGCCGTTATAATTGCCTTCTAAATCAGATGTGCTTTTTGTATGATTAACAATATCCATAGCCGAAATTCCATCTTCTTCATTGTAATTTCCGTTTTGTATTGGTTCTATACCTGATTCATCAGGAAATGTAATTTCTCCTGCACTTGAATCCACTCTTGTGACATATATGTCATAATTCCAATCTTCCTCTATATTAGTTGTCACATTAGCATTAATGCCAAAATCATTATTAAGGCTATTTACATTATTGTCCCAATCCGTGTTAAAATAAAGTTCTTCTTGTAATTCTTCTTCATCGCCATCATTTGTGGTGTTGTCACCATAATTAGCGTTATCATTTGGGTCAGGTAATTGATTGTTTTCTGTTACATCATCACCATCTCCATTAATTATATCACCTGTATCTTCTTCATGATTTAAGGGAAACCCATATTGTCCACGATGCACTTGTACGGCTTCTATACTTACTTTAGATAATGATTTAGATACTTTTGTAACAAAAAACACATCATATATAAGTTGTCCATTTCTGTGTTCAACTTTAGAATAATCATATCCAAAAGCTAATTTACCACCTAATAAATCATTATATTTAATATAATCACCTGCTTCTAAGTGCATATAATGTGCAGGTAAATCTACTTTAGTTACTAAATGTTGGTTAGCATACCACAATAATAGTCTTTTTTGTAATCTTGCAGCCGTATCTTTATCTCTTATATATTCAGTTTCTATTTCTAATTTTGAATCTTCTTTATCTAAACCGTAATAACCAACATCATAAGCATCATTACCACTATACCGTAATTCAGTAGTTGTGTACTCATCAAGAGTAGTATATGTAGTATCAGCTATTGTATAACCTGTTTGCTCATCATATTCTCCTGATCCATAATTTTTTTTGTATTTTACATTAACAGAATTATAAACATCGTCTAATTTTGTAAGTTCAAAAGAATATTTTATTATATCTTCTGTATCTATAGAAATAACATCATTATAACTATCTATAATCTGTTTAATTCCTATAAATTTAAATTGCCCAGCACTATCAAATGATGGAATTAAAAGTGAAGATTTAAATAAACCTTCAAATATTTGTTTTGCTTCTTTTTGTTCATTTTGTGTAAAACCGTAAAACCAATCATTACCAAAAGAAGATTCTTGTTCTTCTAAATTTAAATTTAATTCATTTTTTAAAATGTTATACAATATTTTGTCTGCATTAACAATTAGATTTTCATCTTCATCTATTCTACCTTTTAAAGAAGCATAAAATTTTTGTTCGGTTAAACTATCAATAACTATATCGTTTGTTAAATACATTTCGTGCAAACTTGCTATACACATTCTTGCTGCATAATCTGAACTACCTGAATACTTTGCATCGTGATTATCTGCACCCCAACATATATTTAAATATTGATTTGTATCTTTAGTTAAAGAAGAATTTTGGTGCCCTTGGACTTTAATAGATGCTCCAGTAGTTCCTGATATTGTTTCAATTTCTTCAACTACTGTATCATTAGATTGTGGCATATATCTTGCAGGAGCATTATCTACCATATCTTGTAAATCTATTTGTGCAGTATTTTCTTGTTCACCACTATCAATTAAAAAAGGGTCAAACCATACACTTGATGGATATATAACTGATTCTACATTTTTTTGGTTATTAGAATCACCTAAATAACTAAATGTTCCTAATCCTTTTGGTGCATAATATGATAATCGATAATGAACTTTAGCAACACAATTAAAATCTCCAATTTCATTATATATAAGTTTTACCATACATCCTGTGCCTTGATTAGCATAAGGAATAGCTACATTTGTAGATGATATATGTAAACCATAATTATCATCTGTTTTGTGTAGCCAATTTGGATTAAATTTTAAACCTGACTGAGAATCTACTATACCCCATTCTCCTGAACCATTATCTGTTGTCATATCATTTATAAATGTAGGTTCATACCAAGTTTGGTTTCCACTATTCCAATTATTTTCATAAGCCGTTTTTGCTACACTACTTGTATTTAAACCATATTCAGAAAACACTTTATTCATTTGTCTTGGGTCAAATATATCTGTTCCGTGTTCTGTAAATCCTACAATAAAATTACTTGAATCATATCTTGCCCAACTAAATTCAAATTCTATATCATATTTATTTCTTGCATAAAAAGTCGCTTTTGTAAAAGGTCTAATTACTCTTGTCGCTATATATCCTTCAACAATTTTATTAATTTCAATACTTTCATTTTCTAAATTAATCCCATAAACATCTAATCCTTCATATTGATTACTTTCACTTATTTCATCTTCGTCACTATCATTTGTAATCCATTCAGAAAAGTTTTTAGGCATTTTTTTATTTATTGGTGCAAAACCATTATTGTATACATATAAAAAATTATTATTACTTAACCAGCTGTCTTCTATTAAAAAATTGTTATTTTCTATCGTAGGATATATTTCAGATAATGGCAGTTCCCAAGCACCTTTAATTTGTTGTTCTGGTTTTTCGTAAGATAAACTACTTATTACTTCAGTACCTGTGTTTGATAATTCATCAACAACAGTTTTTATAATAATTGGACTTTTATCAACGTGACCATATACCATTGGGAATGGTTTTCCTATATCATCAGATAAATATGTTGGATCATCAGGTATAAGAGTAGATGGAATCATTGTAGTTAATTTTTGTTCAGTTAGATCTTCTAAAGTAAGGCTTAAAGTTTCTGCCGACTGTGAATAACGTCTAATAGTACCAGTATAGACAAGTAAACAATCTTCTAAAGTGTCTAATCCATTAGCAGCATAATATACTTGTACTACTGCGTTTAGTAGGCTTGGAATATCGTCTGAGAAAATCTTACCATTATAGGGAGCATTAGATATAGATAGGGATACACTCGAAATAGTGTATTTATTGTTTATAATGTCTGCTTTTGAGCTTATAGAAGGACTATTAAGTAGTAAAGGGTTATACGCCTCACCACCTATGTTTGTTTCCTTAATTGATAAATTAATTACTTCTGTTGCCGAATCTAATGGATCATCTATCTGTACACCTTTATAAATCCTAACCAAAGGATATAAAGATGTTCTTACACCATTACCTAATGCTTGTTTAAACTTTGGAGGTAACGTCAGCATTAACCAATCCCAAAATCACTACCCCTACGGACAGCTTCTTTAATTGATTCTGCAAGTTCGCCTTCTACAAAATCTTGTGTTAAAACATTACCTGATACGCTTACATTGATGTTTCCACCACCACCTGATTGATTCATTTGGTTAAGTGTTTCTAAGCCGATAGATTCTACTGCATTTCTACTCATTACAAACTCGCCACGTTCTGCTTCTATAATAGTACCACCTTGTGCGTGTCTGTTTCCACCTACATAACCACCTTCTTCAAACTTGCCGTAAACTTGCCCTCCACCTCCAGAGCCACCTGCACCTAATTTACTTGCTTGTTGTGCTATAACAACAGATGCTGCAATACCAGCAGCAAGATTTGAATAAGCTAATACTTTAGTGGCTATTGGATTAGTTTTCATCATAGGTGAGTTCATTGTTTTAAGAAATGAACCATAAGCATTTATTAAACTCATAGTAACTTCAATAGCAGCCATTTGCGAAGAATTAGCTTTAACCATTTCACCTATATTTTTAGTAGCTAATCCTACAGCATTTGCTGCTTTTAAATTAGCGTCAATACCCCTTAATTTTATATTATTAAGTTGATTTTCTAAACTCATTTGCTGTTTAAGTAAAGCGTTACCTTTTCTTTCAGCTTCTTGTTTTTTCTCTATACTTTCAAAACTACCATCACGAATATCTTGTAATGCTATTTCATTTAATCTCATTTGTTCTTGTATAATAGCACGTTCATCTAAAACTGCCAATTCTGCTCTATAAGCACCTGCTACACTTACTAAATTATTTTGTATACCTTGTAATAATAAAGGTGATTGTGATGATGTGTTATTAAAATCATTTAAACTATCTTCTGCATCATCAAATATACCAGATAAAACTAATACTTCTGCTGCTAATAAACCTGCACCTGTTGCTAAAGCACCCCAACCAAGCATAGTTTGTCTTAAAATAACAGCTTCTAATGATTTTCTATATGCAATCATAGCACCTACAAGAGTTACACCAACTACTGTGGCAAAAGCCTTTACTCTTTCAGGTGTAATAGCATCAGCAACTGTCGTTAATCCAACAGCTAATGGTTCAATAACAGGCATAAGACCTTCACCAATAGCTACTCCAGCATCAGCAAAAGAAGCAGATAATGCTTGAAATTGTTGGTCAGTTGTTAAAACTTCTTGTGGTAAACTTTGTAATTTTTCTCTTGCAGCATCTAAAGTTGCGTTCATAAATGCTTGTTTTTTTTCAGCGTCAGTTAGCTCATCTTTACTTTTACCTAATTGTGCTGCATAACTTTCGTATGCTTCCTCTGATTTAACTATAATACCAATGTTATCAAGCATCAGTCTTGATTGACGACCAATACCAGTAACAAGAGATTCTATAGAAAGTTTAGTATCTTTACCTAAAGCTGCACCTAATCTTTGTGCCATATCAAACATTTGTGCCATTTCATCAGAGTTTTTAGTAACCCCAAGAACCATAGCATTGTTTGCTTGTTGAAATAAATCAAATTCACTTAATGTTCCGTTAGTAGCTTCTTTTAATTTATCTACTGCAACTGCTGCGTTTGTAGCACCACCAGACATAGTATTAAAGGCAGTTTCCATTTGTTGTACTTTTGCTGCATCTTGACTAAATCTAACAACTTGCCTAATACCAAGACCCATAGCAAAGTTAAATAGTAATAGATGTGAACGCATTGTAGCAAATGAATGGTCTAATAATCTATTAGATGTTAATAATCCGTGATTTGCTTTAGTTTGTTTTTTTGTAGCAGTAGTAGCTTGTTTAGTAGTGCCTGTTACACCTTTTTGTGCCTTTTCTAATTCTCTTATAGCGTTAATTAACGCTTTATGACCTTGTGGTTTAAACTTTACGATAATATCAGACATCTTTTTTCGCTTTCTCTTGTATCATTTTACTCTTTTTCGCCATCGCATTTTTAATTATAAAAAAATATTGTACCCATCTTGCAGGTTGCTCACCATAACTACCTGAGTATGCTGGTGTGCCTGTTTCGGTGCAATATAAATACTTATTAAGAAGTTTTATATACTTCTCATCTCTAACGTGATTTATACACGCAAAGAAAGGTAATTGTGCAGTAATACTTTTAGCCACATCAAACTCCTTTCCTTTTTCTTCGTTAAATTCTTTAGTTTCTTGGGTAATTAAATCAATAACTGCCCAAACATCATCTTGTGATTCAAACTCTCGTGTTTCGTATCCGTTTTCCGTCTTTACAGGTAACTGTGCTTCGTATGGAAATTCACAATAAGGACAGCCTCCACAGCCGTCAGACAATATAGTCAGTTCTACTTGGAGGCTTTCTTTTCCCCCACAAGAAGATACTCCTGCATTTTAACAAAAATATCAGTTCTATCTTTCAATGTGAGTGTTTTTAGAAACTCATCAGATGTATCGCCGTCAATACATAAACGTAACCACTTAGTAATCGTACTATTCATCATCTTCATACCTTTAGGATTACCTTTAGCATCATATTGATACTCTACAGAATCAAGCATTTCATCTCTCTCATCTATAGATACATCTTTTAACTTAATCTTACTTCCAGATTCAAGTTTAAATTCCATTGTTTATTCCTTTATTTTAATTAACAAGCTATTTCAAATAATGCTGTGCTTGATCCAATTCCTGAGCCAACAGCTTTTACTGACACATCTAAAGCCATCATATCACCTTCACTTAAAGCAGCACTTGTGATAACTGAACCTGCAAATTTAAATTCAAATTCACCATCAGATGGTGTAGCATCAGTTGCCATTAATGTAGCTCCTTCCGAAGCTCCTGTTGCTTGGTCGTGCATATTTTCAAGCATAACATCTGTATTGTCATCATACTTAACATTAAAATCAGCAGTAGCAGAAACTTCTCCAACTCTTGAAGCAGATTCAAAACCTGTTGATGTAAGACCTGCAAATACAACATCATTTTCTACGTTTAAAGTAAATGAATTTACTAATACATTAGAATGTCCTGCAATAATTCTATCATCAGCATCCCAAGAACTCATATAGTAATTATTTGATGAAATAGCTGTATCTATTGCTATATCAGCTTGATTCATTACTGGTAGACTTCCTGTTTTGAAAGTAGCAGAAAATTTAATTCTTCCACCTTCTGTTCCTGCATCACCATTAAAAGAAATAGATGTACAAAAACAATCTTTAAGACCTATAGCGTGTCCACTTGCAGGACTTTTATACGCAATAGATAATAATTGATTTGCTGTTTGGTTTGATGTTGCACTTGACATATTTTGAACTGCACCAGCAGATGTTATCAAATATGGAACAGTATCACCTTGTGTTATATTACCAAGCAATAAATCTAATACTTCTGTTGTAGCTGTACCTGAAACAGATACTTCTATAACTTTATTTAATTTATCTTGAAAGAAATCAGTCGCTTGTAAAATACGACTTCCATTTCTTGGTTCTAAAACTTGATTTAAGTTTAAAGATGGACTTCCTACAGAATCTACATCTACTGCTAACCAAGAGTTATCAGGGCTGCCACTTGAATCTGGATTAATAGTTCCCCAATCATCTTGCTCGGCAACCAAAAACGAGAACTGCTTAGGTGAGTAAGCCTTATCATTTATAGCCATTATTTTTCTCCTTTAGGGTTACTACCCTTTGTTTGTTTCTTTACTGTTTTAACTTCTTCTACATATTCCCAAGCAAGTTTTGGTACTCTATCCACTTCTACTTGCTTTCCTGAATTTATTTCTCCTAATAAAGTAGAACAAAATCCTTCATTTTTAAAACACCAATTAGATGTTATAGGTTTGTCTTTACTTATTAATTTAATCTTCATAATTACTCCTAATCTAAATTACCTAAATGTTGTCCACGCCATTCAAACTGTACAACATATTCGTTTTCATCATCTAAGGCGTTTAGTTCTGTTGCTTCAATTCTGCAATTAAAACAATTTGTACTATCTGTTAATGTCATAGTAATGTTATCGTGTATTAACGCCTCAATTCTTGATACAAATCTTAAAACGTGGTCTAATGATGATTTGTTTACATTAGGGTCTGCAAAGTAATAAAACATATTAATTTGATACTCCCTCATTTCACCATTTACATTATATTCGTTTAATGTACTACCTACAGGATCAAGCCGTAAATATTGATTACCTTGCTCTTTTTGCTCGTGACCAATATATACAGGCAGAGAACCCTTAAATTCTGTTCTTAATACATTACGCAATTTATCTAATATATTCTTAAATGTATTTTCAGGAGTTATAGCCATTAGTTATATTTCCTTTTATATGAAGCTCTACCTGTTCTTGTCATTTTAACGGCTTTACCACTTGACACATCTACAACTTCGTGTCTACCAAATACTTCTATTTCCCATTCATCATTAGCAGCAGCTTGTGTAGCATCTGTACTACCTGCAAATCTAATCTCTAAACCACCTGCTAAAGATTGATAGTCGCCATTGATTACTTCATTTGTAATAACTTGTTGATTTTTAAGTCCGTCACCATCTTTAACATATACATTATATGTAGCCGTTCCTAAAACACCACCAGTACCTATTTTAACCTTAATTAAGTCATAAGTGCCTGACCATTCGCCTCTTGTGTCTACAGGTCTAATTTTACCTGATGTATAAGTGACATCTCTTACTATACCTTGTGATGAATCTCTTGATACCTGCCAAGATAAAGCTGCTCTACCTTGATTAATATTTTCAATGTTATTGTTAGCTTCTTCCATTAAAGCACTTGCAAGTTCACTATTAGGGTCGTGACTTTTAATCATAAAGTTAGCAGCTATTAAAGCCGTACTTCTAATAATAATATAGTCAAAGTTACCCTCTTTATCTTTTAAGGCTTCTTTAGGCATATTAGGGTCTAACATACTATCAAGGTATCTACTTGCATCAGTTCTGTATTGTGTAACCATAGAAGTAAATTCTTCTCCACCTTCCATTAATTTATCTAATGGATTACTGGCTGAATAATAATAACATACATCTTCAGCAGAATTATAAAACCATTCGCCTTCAACATTTAGATCAGTATGTGCTGATTGAGCAGGTCCTAAATCCTCTCCATCTGCAAATAATTGAGATACTATACCACTATTGTGTGCAGCATACTTATTACTTGTAACTTCTGTCCAACCATAAATCTGCTTTTTATTATCAAAACTATCAAGTTGAGGAAATACTCTCTTTAATTCTTTATGTGTACAATATATCGCTGCTGTCGCCATCTATTCTCCTACCATTTCTTACAAGACCAGTATCTTGCTGTTGTTTTATCTTTTGCAGTTGCACATTTATGTCTTGCTCTAAAAGACCTTCTTGCTTCAGGATTACTTTTTCTAATTTTCATATTAGGGTCGCCAAATGTAACCCTTTTAGTTCTTGAGCCATCTTTAACATATACTTGAAACTTTTTTCTTCCATAAGTTGGTTGCCCTTTTCTAATACGAGAAGGACTATTAAGTTTAACAGTTCTATTTTTATATTTAGCCATTAACGACCTACTTTTTTCATAGCAATTTTATGTGATTGTGTGAAAGTTTTGCCTTTACGCATAGCAGTAGTCATAGACTTTAAATGTTTAGCTGTATGATGTGTTTTATGCCTTCTCATAGCAGTTTTTTGTCTACTTGTAAGACCTGTCATACTAACACCTTTTACATAATTATTTTTTGGCATATTACTTCTTTCTTTTTTTCATTTTAGTTTTTTTCTTTTTCTTTTTGCGTGTATGATACGGCATATATTCTCCTTATACAAATCCTATAATTTCTACTTCGGCATCAATTTTGCTATTTACACTTCTTGCCGATAAAGTTACAATACCATTTTCTTGGTTACTTGTATCGTTTAATCCACCACTATGAGCCGAATCATAATTAAAACTAACTGCAAACTCACCATTAGCAGGACCAGTAAAGTCTAAAGCACCTGTTTCATAGTTTATAGTACCTGTAGCAGTACCAACAATATTACCTTTACCATCATCATAAGCAAAAGCACTTTGATTTTTATTTTCAACATAAGTTTCTCTATCAAATACTGTATCATCAGGTAATTTAGCAGCTACAGCACCTTCTATGCTTCCAATAGCAGGTATTCTACCTACACCAAATGGTGTTGTTGCAGAACCCGGTGCTGCTAATAATATAGCAGAGTTTCTTGTTCTGTTACCTGAAGCAAATCTTATATCGCCATTTACAATACTTACAGTAACTGCTTTTTCAAACAAGTTTCCTGATGTATAGAACTGAGTATCAAGTGCAGATTGAATCTTGCTTATAACACCATTATTTCCACCAAATTTAGTATTTGTAGCATCTGTTGTAAATGTTAAATCAACAAATGTACTTCCACCATCTACTGTTATATTTATACCATAAGCTGTTGAAGCAGCAAGACCTGATTCTGTGTTTGGCGTAATTCCAGACATTCCAAACTCTTGATAACCATTGTTATAAAACTTCATAGCGAAAGAACCTTTAACAATACCTGTAGGATAAGTAGCACTTCTACCATATCCAAATAAATTCTGTGCTGTGTATCTACCACTTGAGTTAGTTTGTGCTGTACCAAGTGCATTAGCGTCATCGTGATACTTGTCGTATTTTTCTTGTGTGTTAAACCAAGGGAAGTGTACAGCAGCTCCTGAAGCGTGTCCAGTTGTTTGAGCCGATGAATTTCCTGTAATAGATCCAAACAATCCTCTTTCTACTGTTAATGTATTAGTAGAAATACCAGTAACTCTCATAATTTCAATATTAGTTGCAGTAGTGCCTGTAGTTGTTCCAAGCTGTATTAAGTCGCCAACTCTAAAATAATCTCCATCGTTTACATCTATTTCAGTTTCAGAGCCGTCTACAGCTTCGGCTAAGTTAGCTACACTATCAACATATAGCTTACCACTATTAACTGAGTAACCTGTGGCGTTGTCTATAGTCTTAGCCATAGCACCTGAAGCATCTGATGCATATTCTAACATATATTGATTTGGTAATACTAAATATTCATTAGCACCTAATAGTTGTGTAACTCTAACGTCAGCCGAATATTCGTCTACATTTGAGTTATCAGTAAA